CTGGGCATTGGTAACATTCAGAGACGACAAGCCAATAAGCAATGGAGAGTTTGTTTTTGAGTTACGATGTACAAGATTCGGAGGACTGCTGCACAATCTTAGAGATGAGGGTTGGGACATAGCAACAGTACAAGGAAAAGAAAGGGGACACTATGTTTATTATCTATTGTCTATGCCTGATGAGGAGACAAATAATCAATTGAAGTTAGTTCAATAATTATTTACAAAGCATGACAATATGTAGTAACATAAAAGATATGATGTATATAGTTACAGCTATAGATATATACAGTAATGAGGAACGTTCATGGGAGTTCGATTCTCTCGTCAAAGCAGGCGAGCAGGTAAGAGAACTGAAAGACGAACCAGGACGTTATGTCGTTAAATTTACGACCACCTCTACTGTTGTTGTATAGATAGCAAACAATATAGGAGAAGGAGAGTAATGGCTAATTTATTTAGTGAGCCTAAGGTACTAAAAAAATGGGCTATAAATCTAGCAAATGCTTGTGGTGGGCAAGAAGTTTCACAATCAAGTATCAAGTTAAATAAATATGATGTTCATAAGATTGATAGGTTGGTTGAACAATTTGTAATTGATTTTAATTTCAACATGCAAACTATGAACGAGTTAAGAGAGAAAGCTGAGGAAGAATGACGGAGGAAAAAACAATGGAAAACTTAATAGGAGAAATGCTAGACGTTAGAGTGGATGACAAACAAGTCTTTCAAGCTAATGTGATTCGTGTAAAGAACGAAGTAATACTTACATCTTTAACTGCAACAATGCCTGTTGTTGTACAAAGATTAGAAGTAGATGAGGACGGAGAGTTAGTACGTGCTAGAAATGAAAAGGGACAGTACGTTGCAGACAATCCTGACACAGTTGAGAACGAGGCATTCAAGGAAGAGGAATAATGGAAATGCAATTACTAATTGCAGCGAGCATAATAATTGTATTGCTTGTGGGTTTTATGATTAGTGCGTTGCGTATATTGAGAGACGTATTAGAGGGATTTGGTATGACGATTACTGATTTAAGAAAATATAATATGGAAGAGTACAAAGACATGTATGAAATTATAAATCTTAATACAGGAGTTAGGACAAGACCTGGAAACATAGAAGAATGGTATGAGCCTGATGAGTAAAATGCAGGACCTACAATTCAATCAAGTTCTTATGAACTCAAAGAGAGATGAGTTACAAGAACTGTCAGACCGTAGAACTAAACTAATAAAAGAATGTTTAGTTGAGGGTCATTCAGTAATGACGATTAGTAAAGCTGCAAACATTAGTAGGCAACGTGTCTATATAATTCTAAACAAAGGAGAATAAATGAGCGAGAGCAAGAAAAAGAAATGGGATGATTTAAAAAAACCATTTGCTAAATCAGTAGTCAAGAAGAATCCTGCAGGATTTGGAGACTACGTACCACACCACATCTATACAAGAAGACTGGTGGAGAGTGGATTGTTTGACAGTTTTGATACTGTCGAAGTCATTAAAGGACAAGCAGGACACGTCATAGGTGCAAGATGTACATTGGTAGTAGATGGTAAAAGTGTCACTCACGTAGGAGACGTAGAGCCGTCAGCTATAAACCAATTTTTAAATGGTAAAAAATCTGAGGGCGAACTTATTAAAGATGCAGAATCAGATGCACTTAAAAGGTGTTGCATGAGACTTGGTATCGGTCTTGAGTTATGGGAACAAGACATGAGCGAAGAGGAATACAATATTGGTGCTGCACCTGTACAAGAAGAACCTAAAAAAAAAGTAGCACAAGAGACTGGGACATCCCATTCTAAACCAAGAATTACTGTGAATCAGTTAAAAGAAATGGTGCTAGTAAGTTGTAACGATGACAAGAACTTTGCAGCAAGATGTTACAAAGATTGTTACAACAGGGCAGTAATTAAAACAAAGAAAGATGACATAACTAAATGGGAAGATGCAGACATAAAAACATTTTTAGATTTAGTTGATTCGTACATTGATAAGAACAAGGAAACGTTTGAAGAGAGAAAGAACAATGAGCCTGTTGTAAATAGGATTATTGAGAATCTTGATAACGTTACAGAGATAACAGATAAGGAGAAAGACATGGACTTTAGTAACGATGATTGGAAAGCAGGTAAAGAAGCAGACCCTATGACAGAAGCACAACAAAATTTCTTAGAGGGTTTGATTAATCAAGCAATTGACAAAGGACTTGACGCACTTGCAGCCGAGGCAAAACAATACTTGAACTCAGACAATACAGGTAAAGTATCTTGTAGTGATTGGATAAATAAACTAAAGAATGCACTATAAACCGTTACCGGATTGCGTAACAATTAGAGTGTCAGACATAGACGGATTAGGTTTGTTCTGTGTCACATATATAAACAAAGGACAAAATTTAGGAATATCACATGTGGAAGACAGTAGATTTCCTAACAGATATATTAGAACTCCTTTAGGTGGTTTTGTAAATCACGATGAGACACCTAATTGTAAGACAGTAGATATGGATGGTTACAAGTATCTAACTGCAGCAAAAGATATTGAACCAGGAGAAGAACTTACCCTTAGATATACGATGTATAACTTAGACCTTACGAACTAATCAAAAAAAAAAAAAAAAAAAAAAAAAAAAAGATGTAACCTTTTTGAAACCAAAAGAGTCTAAGTAATATAACCAACAATCGAAAGGAGCTACGTTGAGTAGTGAAATAAAAAAATCAGACCAAGTGACAAACGAGTTACTTAAAGATAAACAATTTGGAAATTATTTTATCTTTGGAGATATGCTTGACACAACTTGGTGGTTTGAAAGTAACAAAGATAGTAGAAACTACACAATACAATTTGTAGATAATACAGAAGTAACACTTACAAGATTGCAGTTGTTTTCTATTCTTAATGATTGGTCATTTAACAATCTCAATAGAGAGCGTTGGACAATCGGTGGATTAACTCCTGATAACTGGAAAGGCACAGTTAGAAAAGAACCAGTCTATAAAGATATATCACTTGCAAAAATATACTCTGCTAGTGATGAAGAGGAATAATACTTAGAGTATCTTAAGGTTGTCCCATCCTTTATTACTAATCGTAAAGGTAAGCACTCCAGGGTGGGACCACATACCAGTTCTAGCAGTAAAATCAATAGACTTATCTAAGCTAGGACATTGAAACCAAGTTCTATCTCCCTGCTGCTTACTTCTAAAATGATGATAGTGAGCAGTCACAAGTATCTCAGCATCTCCTGGTGGTAAGAAGCCATACATCTGACCTTTCCACCACGACTCTATCTTTGCTTCTGCGTTACCTCCACCTGAACTCATGTGTCCATGTGTCATAGCAACAGTCTTACCTTTGACGGTAATGTTCTGATGGAAACCCTCCGGTATATTTACTTCTACGTGTCCATACCTTTCAGGGTTAGCAGACATAATCTCTTTACATATTTGCAAGTGCATTGTATCTGAGTTGTCTAGTCTGTTAGTTGTGACTTGTCCTTTACTTGACCTAGAAGTTTCGCCATGATTACCAGGAACACCACAAAGTACAATACGATTTGCAAGTGGTAAGAATGTATCAATGGTTTTCATAAGCATACTTCTAGCTAATGCGTATTGTTCTACTAATGTAAGCTCAATGTTAAATGCTTGCGAGTCATAGAATCCATAACAGTTTTCTGTAAGGTCTCCCATTCCTGCTATATATATTTCATCTATCTCTACGTTTGTTTTACGCAGCTCTTTGATTCTTTGCACTGCATCTTGTAAAGCAATGTCATATCTTTTGATGGTGTTTTCAACACCGTAATCTTTTTTTCCTAGCTGCCAGTCAGAACAAAAGAACATGAATGCTGTGTCTCCACCTTTGTCATACTTCTTGACAGGTACTTTCTTACTGGCTTTCTTAAATAGTTCTTTGAAATATTTGTCGTGTCCTGGTTTCTTTCTACGGACAAGACCCTTGAAAGCATAGAATGTTTCTACTCTGCCACCTTTCAGTTGGGTCTGCCATGAACTGGCACGAACTTGACCATCTATTTCATAGTGGTCAGGATTGAAACCCCATTCTTTTAATATCTCATCATACTTTGATTGATAGTTGGGGTCGTTTCCAACGTGTGTGATTTCTCCTAAACCAGTTACTTCATCTATTTCATAACCTGGTTGCCACCCTGATTTATAAAAGTTATTACCTAACTCTTCTGAGGATAGCTTTTTTTTCTTAGGCATAAAACCTCCTTTAGCCCTGTTACTGACAGTCTATAGGGGTTTACGTAGAAACCGTGTATTTAATTAAATTATTTGCTGACTGATGCTGAGTTTCCACCGATTTGTTTTTTAGCATAGGTCTTAACTACTGCTAAAGCTGCACCACCACCGGCAAGAGCAGCAAGTTGTATAACTTCTGCGTCAACACCGACCAAGGGAGCAACTGTTAACGCCCCGATAAAGGCTTCAATAAAAGTCCATCCGGTACGTTCTAGCATGTCTTTAAGGTCTGCACTCATTTATAATCTCCTAATTTATTATTCTACCTTTAAGCATAGCAGTCAAAACTTGAATCTCTCCACTTATCTCTTGTAATTTTTCATGTACATCAGATGGATTCATGTATTCAGGTCCTGACTTATTAGATAACGGCTGTTCTAAATTTACGTTAGAATATTTAATTGTTACTTTTTCTCCTGCAACTAAAGCATCTCTAACTTTTGGATACATTTTTTCGTAAGCTACTCTACTAGAGCCAATAAATCCATCTTTGCTTACATCTAAGTCTTGCTGTGTGTTACCCACTAGATAACAACCTGCCGTGCTTTCATCTGTATTCCCCGAATGCACCAAAATAAATTCAAAGTTAGGCACATCTTGTAGTTCGAGCATACCCAGGTGCCAACCTTCTCCATACTTAGCATCATAGCGAGCCTTAGTACGTGTATGGAATCCTCCAACAGTTCTAAATTTTATTTCATATTCCCCTAAAGGTATGGCTGTCTCTGAATAAACTTTCTTGTCTCTAACTTCATCTTCGAGTCCATAGCATTCAAATACCCCATCAATAAATAATAAGCTGTTAGTTGCATCCTCCCCGAATTGTGTTCTTACAACATCTAATTTCATTTACTTACCTCCACAACAACCTTGTCCACAACAGTCCATGTTATTCCCCTTTCCTAAATCCTATAGTCAATAGCCATATTGCTAATGTAATTACGGTGGCAAGCCCCGTGATTTGCCTGGCACTCCCGGTCAAAGTCAAAGTGGCTATGATTAAACCCACTAAAGTCCACGAAAGATTTAGTGTTTCTTTAATTGCCTGGACTAACCAGTTCCATAATTTTTTTATCATAGACTTCTCCTAAATACAAAAGCTGCCATACTAGCTATTCTAGTCAGAATAACTGGGACTACCACCTCTTGTGCTTTTTCTTTTTGGTCTTGTGTCATATCGTCTCCTATTGTACTTATGGTTATGTCTTCAAAATCTAAATCAACAAAAACTTCTACAGGATTTTCAAGAAACGCCTCATAAGTTACCTCTGTAACAACATCAGCGAGTGTGTAATTTTCTACGTCTGAGTTTTCTACTGCTCTCTCTACATACTCTTCTACTGCTTCAGCTACAACTTCATCTTCTTTAACAGCTTCTGCAATAATCTCAACATCATCTTCTTCTACTTGTAATACTTCTGCTACGACTGCAACTTGCTCTTCTGTAAGTTCTTCTACGTCTTCAATAGCTTCCTCTACTACTGCTTGGATAACTTCTTGTACTTCTTCTGATACATTTTCTAGTTCCTGCACACCGATATCATTGACCTCTTCAAGAACTTTTATGACTTCTTCTGTTTCTAATTCCTCTACATATTCTTCTATAGCTTCAGCAACTTCTTCTTCTGTTGCATCTTCTTCTACGATAGGAACTTCTACAACTTCTTCTATCTCTGCTACTTCTACAGCTACTTCTTCTTCTGTAAGTTCCTCTACGATATCTTCTTTAAGTACTTTTACTTCCTGTATAACTTCGTCTTGGACATCTTCTTCTTGAATTGTTTCTTCTCGGATGTCGTCATCTCGAAGTACCTCTTCGTCCAACTCATTTTCTTCAACCTCTTCCTCAATAACTATAATTATTTCTTCTAGTTCAAAATCTTCCTCTTCAAATTTAAACTCTTCTTCAAGTTTCTCAAGGTCAATCTCAAACTCCTCTTCAACAATATCCTCTTCTTTGATAGATTCAAGTTCTTCCACTTCATCTTCAGACTCCAGGTCAAGTACCATATCATCATCTTCGTGAAACTCTTTTTCGGTATCGTATTGTTCTTCATCTTCTACAATTATAACTTCTTCTACAGGTTCTTCTTCAGGTATGTCACAATCTCCTCGCTCTATTTGTGCATTAGTCATATAACAACCATACTTTTCTTCATTAGCTTTACGTTCATTGTCACGTTCTACTGTTCCATCTTCTACTTCGTATTCTTCATATTCGCCAACAGAACCATCATCCATTACAACCACAACTTTAACTGGCGGTGGTGGAGGTGGTGGTGGAGGTGGAGGCAAAGTTGTAGTAGTTGTTGTTGTGGTAGTAGTTGTGGTAGGCATAACATATTTAAAAGATATGTCATCTAACAATGACCAGTCATTTAAGTAAATTGTAAAAGAATCAATAAATGTATCTAAGGTATCGTATATGTTATAAATATATTCTTCCCACATAGTTTCATCTGATACCCATTGTTGTACAGATATTGTATCTGTTTCTGTTGTTTCGTCTGTATGTGTGTAAGTTACACTACCTTCATTGTTTACTGCACCTACAATAAAACCTACTTCGTATATTTCTATTTCAAGTTCTTCTTCATCTACTGTTATTGTTTCAGGCAAATCAAAAGAATAATTAGCACCATCTCCACCGTGTTGTTGGTATTCAAGGTTCATACAAAAATCTGTACATCCATATTTACCTGACCAAATATCATCTATAACAATATTATTTTCTACTTCATTACCTTGTGTATCTAATTCATCTTCAGGTAAAACTATGTTAGTAGCTTGTTCCCAAGTTTCAGGTACAGTTGTTGTAGTAGTAGAAGTAGTTGTAGTAGTCTCTTCCTCTAAAACTTCCTCTTCTTCTACAGGAGGTGGACCATCAAAGGTTTCTACTTCTTCGGTTTCTCCTGGGATAGTAGTAGTAGTAGTGCTAGTAGTAGTAGTGGTAGAAGTATCTGTAGTATCTGTACTATTTTCATTAGCATACAAAGGTAATGGT